GTTAAAGTCACCAAAGCTAAAAGAACAAGCGGTGGCGGGCATTGGGTCAGAACGGCTGCACTAGAAACAGATGCTGTGCAAAAAGGGCGCAGATATAGTATGTATGTTACAGGTAACTCTAAAGGGCGCAAACAAGCCAGGATACATCAAGGCAGGTGGAAAGTAGCCAGGACTGAGGTACGCAGGGCAATACGTGAAATGACAAAGCAGACAACACAAAGAATACAAGCAAAAGCAAAGGTGTGATTATGCCATATGAAATAAGAGAACAAGACGATCAATATTGTGTCTGGAAGTTAGAGCCGGACGAAGTGCTGGAATGCTACGATAGCATGACAGCCGCAGAGGCTTATTTAACAGCTTTGAATATTGCATTGCAGGACGAGACAGACATAGACGATGCAGAAAAAGATGTAAAAGATATGTATAACACCGAAGAAGAAGCACTGGTAAGGGCTGAGGAAATAGGATGTGAGGGTGTACATACTATAGACGAAGATGGCAATGAGTTTTATATGCCCTGCTCCACCCATGCACGCTATGAGGAATTAGTGGGCGCTGAGGAAGACTATAACGATAAAGCACTACATATCAAGTCCATTAGTGACGATAGCTTTACAGTTGAAGGTTACGGTGTGATATATGGCGGTAAAGACCTGGAGGGCGACACGTTTACAAAGGATACAGATTATATGCTGGATGTAGTTCCTGAGCCAGTGGTGCTTTATGACCATGCGCAGGAGATCAAAAGCGTATTCGGTAAAGTGACCAAGATAGACAAACGTGATGCCGGCTTATGGATGGAAGCCCAGATCAGCAGAAGCAAACAGTACGCTGAAAACATATTAGAGCTAATAAAGTCAGGAAGACTAGGTTATAGCACAGGATCTGTGGCACACCTGGTCGAGCGGCTGAAAGGAAATATAAAACGCTGGGCTATTTATGAAGTTAGTTTGACGCCAACACCTGCAGAGCCTCGCACGATTGGGGTATCGCAGTTGAAAATAAATGCAGACGCAGGTGTACAAATGGCAGAGGATAACGCATCAAAGGGTGAACTACCAAAGGGTGCAAAGTCAGTCCAGGATATACCAGCAAAAGCGGACGCAATTACAAATAATATCAAAGGAGATATAAAAATGTCTGATGCAGAAAAAGTGGTCGAAAAGACTACAGAAGCAACACAGCCTAAAGCTCCAGTAATAGACATGGATGCACTAAAGGCTGAACTGAATATGGCGGCTAAAGATGCTGTCAATAACGCATGGGAAACAGAGGCTGCCGAACGTGGTGGCATTCTGACCGAAGCACCAGCAGTAAAAAAGCATACAAAAATGGGTGGAGATCATGACGGAACGGATTCCTTTATGCACTGGGCGCGAACTGGGGAATCAAACTCCTTTACCAAGTCCAATATGAAGGCACCCTTACAGGAAGGAACAGCGACCGAGGGCGGTGTACTTGTTCCAGAAGGCTTGCATGAAACCATCATCGCTAAACGTGATGACCTTAGTGTTGCACGTGCAGCAGGCGCATTGGTTATCCAAACCTCAGTCGATAGCGTGCAAGTACCATCAGAGAATGCAAGTGGCGGATTCGCTTTGACAGCAGAGGAAGCCTCTTATAATCAGTCTGAGCCCACGTTTACATCTAATGCGATTCAAATTTACAAATTCACCAATTTAACAAAGGTTTCTCAAGAATTATTGGCTGACGAAAAGACAAATTTGGAAAATTTCCTCGGTGATATGTGGGGTCGTTCAGCAGCAGATATTGAGAACGATATGTTCCTAACTGGAACAGGGTCAAGCCAACCAAAAGGTGTCCTTGTTGGCGGAACGGCAGCACTAACTTTGAACAGTGCCACGACCATAGCTTCCAGTGAAATTCCTGAGCTTTTCTATTTGCTTCCAGGCGCATATGCGCAGGAAGGCGACTCAGTAGCTTGGGCAACAAATCAATCTACTCTAGCGGTTATACGTGGCTTGACAGGGGATGTCTTCCAATTCATGCCGACCCCAATGGGTAGCGGAGCAAGTGGTGCAGGACAGGAATTGTATGGTCAACCCATATACACTTCCAGTCAGATACTTGCAATGGCTTCTGGACGTAGCGTGATAGTAGTCGGCAACTGGAAGTACTACGGTATTGTGGAGCGTTCTGAGATTTTGATCAGCCGCAACCCTTTCCTATATGAAGCCACAGGCCAAGTTGGATTTTTTGTGTCAATCAGGTTCGGAGGAGCGGTTTTACAGGCAGAAAGTTTCCAATATGCACAAAACGCTTAGTAGTAGAGGGGTTAGTACCAAATAGCCATATAAACGGCTAGAACAGCCGTTTTTGGCGCAAATAAGCACAATCTGAGTGGGTGGGGTTAGGTCAACCGAGTGTTATACCTAAGTATAGAACCCCACCCACAATATGGAGGAATAAATATGGCAAATGTAAAAATACAAGCACTCTGCAGTTTTGGTGGACACGATGCCGGCAGAAATGGCAAACTTGTTTCGATGGGCAAAGATGATGTGCAGGAAGTTAGCAAAGACTTTGCCAAAGATGTCATCCAAGCTGGTCATGCTATCGAGTACAAAAAGAAAAAGGTAAAGCATGGCGCTAGTAACTAGAGCAATAGTTAAAACATATCTAGGAATAAGCAGCACCGATGATGATGACTTGGTAGATGATCTTATCGAAAACGCCCAAAGTGTAATAGAAAACTACACTGGACGCGTATTTGATACCAGCAGCGCAACCGTAAAAAAGTTCGATGCGGTAGCGGATGTGAGCGTGCGCAATTTGTACTTTCCGGAAGGTTTGGAATTAGCGGCTGAACCCACATCAGTGACTAATGGTGATGGTACTGCACTGGTTGCGGACACTGACTACATAGTTAAGCCCTCTAATGCTTTTCCAGCCTATGGGCTTATGATGTTACAAAGCTCAAGCAATTGGTGGCAAGGGAAAAGTAATGGCGATATGGCTAACGCTATCTCAATAAATGCCAAGTGGGGCTATAGCACTACAGCACCGAATGCGGTTGTACAGGCAGCTACTAGACTAAGCGCTTTTTTGTATAGGCAGAGAGACACAAGCAGTGACGGGGATCGACCATTAATAGTAGATGGTGTAACTATCTTACCATCAGCTTTGCCACGTGATGTAACACAAATACTGAACCCGTATCTTATGAGGGCTTTTTAATGGCGTCTAATCTCAGGGCGATAACGGATGCAATAACTAATCTGAGTGTTTCGTACACCAATGAGGCTGGAGCATCTGTAACACCTACCGCTAAAGATATAAACCAGGTTCCAACGTCAATTGCGTCGGCTGACCTGCCTGCCAGGTTGGTCGGTGTAACAACTGAAGGCGGCAATGTGGACAGTATGGAGTTCATAGCAGTCACGAACAATGCGGAATATATCCACACAGTCACAGAGTTGACACTGATCGAATCGGTGGGGCTTTCCAGGATGGAAGACGAATTGCCAGATCAACAACGTTATTCGGATGCTATTCTGGGGACGTTAGTTAGCAACAGGGGCATCTATACCAATTCGGATATTCAGAGTGCAACCGCTACCAGAAGTATTGTTAATTTCCCTGCCGGAACTGATGAATATTATTACAGTGTCACAACTGAAATAATGGTGCGGGAACTAGCTTAGGAGGCTATATGAATGAATATATATTGAAACGTAACCTGATCCGTGAGGATGGAGAAGTGGTCAAAGCGGGGCAGCCTTTGCCTGCAGATATAGACGATGATGTTATCGAAATATATCTTGAAAAAGGAATAATCAGAAAAAAGCGTGCACATAAACCTGCACCCAAACAAGAAAATATAGGAGAGTAAATTATGGCTGTATATGTAGGTAGGGAATTAGTCGCAATACTGTTTGGCGATACTTTGACACATGTGAGGTCGGCATCAGTGAACCACACTATGGACACTGTTGAAAATACTACTGCGTCTGCGTCCGTCAAGACGTTTTCGACTACGGTAAAAGACTGGTCTGGAACGATAGAAGTGTTGCACGATAATACGACGGATTTATTCGATGCTGAAATACTGCCAGGTTCGAGTGGTAGTGCGGACATACGCCCTGAAGGTACTGGCAGTGGCAATGTAAAGTTGTCAGGTGACTGTATTGTTACCAGTGTGGACTTTGGCATTCCTTACGACGGAATGGTTGCGGTTTCCATAGCTATTCAGGGAAATGGCGCACTTACAGTTGGAACACAATAAATGACTAAGTTCACCAATACGGAACTAGATATTGACGTTGAGATAGTAGAGCTGACCCAACGCCAAGCTGTTCCGTATTGGAATTCTTTACAAGAGTCAAATGGGGCTAGTGGACCGGCACAGTGGCACGCTATCTTGGAATCTGCTGTGGAAGGGAAATGGTTTGTTGGTAAGGTCGATCCATTAAATTACACACCTGCTCAGGCTAGATGGCTTGCGGAGGCTTTGGCGGTTCATTTGTTAGAGGCTAGCCAGATCCCAAACGAATAGTGCTGGAAAGTGCCGATGCTGCTGAAGGTGTCGGTGCTTATCCAGCCGAGCTTGAGCTGGCGTTACTGTGTGAAAGGTGGAACAGCCTGCCTGATGCTGGCGGTATTTTAGATCAGAAAGTGGGCTTGCTGGCACGCATGACAACGGCACTGAATGTGTTTAATGCAATAAGAAGTGAACAAAATAGAGGCAGTATGAAACTATCAGAATGGTCAAGGCAGTATCCTGACACATATCGAACATTGATCAGGGTTGAGAAACTGAGGAGAAATCAATAATGGCTGGTGCAGCTAGTGTCGATATTGTTGTAAAGGTATTTGACCAGGCATCTAAAGCACTAAAAGATATTGCCAAAGCAAACGGTGAACTTGGCAAAGGTAGCAAAAGCACCGCTGACGGTCTTAAAAGTCTTGGCAAAGCTGCATTAACTGTGACGGCTGCTGTCGCGGCATTTGGCGTCGCTGCCAAAGCTGCATTTGAAATCGGGAAACAAGGCGCTGCGATAAAACAAACGGGAGAATCGTTTGGTTTTCTATTGTCTAAAATCGGTGCAGCGCCTGACCTCTTAGACCAATTACGCACAGCATCAAGAGGCACGATTAGCGACATGTCGCTAATGTCCAGCACTGCCACACTATTAGCTGGCGCGCAGGGTGAATTAGGGACTGAATTAGCGAAAGCAACCCCGCAACTTTTAGCTATCGCCAAAGCGGCACAGAAACTCAACCCATCGCTAGGAGACACGACTTTTCTATATAACAGTTTAGCTGTTGGAATTAAAAGAGGCTCTCCGCTCATCCTCGATAATTTAGGTCTTTTGGTATCACAGGGGGACGCTAACAAAGCATTAGCAAAAGAGCTTGGAAAAACAGTTGCCGCTTTGACTACAGAAGAAATGAAACTGGCGCTCCTGAATGAGACAATTCGTGCTGGAAATGTGTTAGTAGCTCAAGCCGGTGGTACTACCAAAAGCGCCACAGATGCTTATGGTTTTCTAGAGGCTGGAATCGCTAACCTTACCGACACCTTGAAAACCAATGTGCATGATGCAGT